AGGTATTCGAGGTATTCAAGGCGATACAGGTGCTACGGGTGCCACAGGTGCACAGGGTATTCAAGGTATTCAAGGCGATACAGGTGCTACGGGTGCTACGGGTGCACAGGGTATTCAAGGTATTCAAGGTATTCAAGGTATTCAAGGTGCTACGGGTGATACAGGTGCTACGGGGGCTACTGGTGCACAAGGTATTCAAGGTATTCAAGGCGATACAGGTGCTACGGGTGCCACAGGTGCACAGGGTATTCAAGGTATTCAAGGCGACACAGGTGCTACTGGTTCTACAGGTGCCACAGGTGCTACGGGAGCACAGGGCATTCAAGGTATTCAAGGTATTCAAGGTGATACAGGTGCAACAGGTGCCACAGGTGCCACAGGTGCGACTCCCATATTGACATACGACACCGTTCCAACCGCGGGCTCGACGGCTCTTATGCAATCCCAAGATTTGAAGACTCAGTTTGATGCGGATAGAACTCGTCTAACGTCTTTGGAAACCAAAACAAATTACACGAATACATTTGGAGGTGTATTATACAATGAAAATAATGTGATAAAAACAAACAGCGGTTTCCTATATGATAGTGCACAAACCAGACTGGTTACGGGAAATTTCTACGCAGACAATGCGTTAATCGAAGAAATCTCTATGAGTGGAGATCTTATCAAAACATCCTCCACAAATCAACGTGTGGGTATTAAACAAGGAACACCCGCTTATACGTTAGATGTGGGTGGTGATATTAACACCTCGGGTAATTTCCGAGTCAACGGAAGTATCATTGGTACCGTAGGTGTCACAGGTGCCACAGGTGCCACAGGTGCCACAGGTGCCACAGGTGCCGTAGGTGCCACAGGTGCTACTGGTCCCGCTGGTTCTGGTGGTGGGTCGTCATGGATAGGAACACCTCTTTTAAATAAACTTGGGGTAACGACATATACCGTCACAGTAAGTGACCTCGAGAATTACAAATATATCTATTTTGGAGTTACCACAGCTGGTACAACGATAAATATTACTCTTCCCACCCAAGCCCAATTGGTGGGATATGATGGACTGGAAGCTCGTTTTCTTAATGGTCAAAACGGTAACGCGAATGCCATGAATGTCATCCCAGGCAACAGCACATTTATAAACAAACTATCAGCAAATCTTGTATTAGCTTCCAGACAAGGTACCAATGTTGGATTAGTGTATGATGAAGCCAATTCAAACTGGATGGGTATGGCAAGAGGATACGCGTAAATCGTCTATTTTTTTTCATGGATATAATAATAAAAATGAAGCTCGGTTTTTTATTATTGTCCAGCCTTGTCATGACGGTTCGTGCCACGATCCAAGGAATTTCGTGGTTTGGATTAGAGACGGAATACGAGAACTTAATGTGCACATGGAAACATGATATCTCATGGAATTTAAAAAAAATCAATGAATTAGGATTTAACTCGATTCGACTACCTTTTTCGTATCAATACATTACAGAAAACAACTTTTATGTCATGGATCACTTCATGAAAGAAATTCAAGCGTATAATATATCGGTATGTCTGGACTTCCATAGACTTCATAACACTCACCAGAGTGCAAAGCCATATGATGACGACATAACCTTTGATGCTTTTTTGAAAGCGTGGAAGATTCTGTTGGAACGATATGAGGATGTTTCGAACATTGAATCGGTCGATATTTTTAACGAGTATCAGAGCGACAATTATGTCGAATGGAACAATCTGGCTCGTCAAATCGTTCAATATATCGAATCGGCGTTCCCTGACAAATATGTTTATTTTATCGGTGGTGTGAGGTGGGGCGGTGATTTACATTTTGTGAACCTTGATGATTTACCTTATAGTGACAGAATCCATTACACGATTCACAAATATTGGTTTTCGGACGAAGAACCGTATGAAGACAAATGGGAATATTCCTTTGGTGATCACTCTTTGATAAGTGTGGGAGAATTTGGATATATTTCTTCGAATATAGAAGAAGTAAAATGGGCAGAAAGATTTGTAAAATGGTTAGTAAAAAATAATATACACGATAGTTTCTTTTGGACCTTCTCAGGAAACTCAATTGATACTGGGGGGATATTATTGGAAGATTGTGAAACCGTCGATGAAGACAAGATGGCGTTATTACATAAATTATGGACGACTACTCATTGGATTCAGTGACGACGATATTCATGGAATTGACTGTCCACGTGTCGTCCGAGGATTCATACACCTTGACTTGAAAATTATAAGTTGGAGAAGTTCCCACAAGATGTTTGTATATACCCAAGATAGGAAAGATCGTAGCCGATCGTGTCCCTCCACCTCCCGATGGGTTGGATGTATACACTTGACTTTTCGCTATTAATTGCTGAGAGTCATTTACCCATATGGAAGAATAGATAGTGTCTGAGCCATACCCACCCCCAACATATTCAGCATCTACTAATATACTTATAATACATGAATATAACGATTTGACCGTATAGACAACCGTGCAAATCGTTGATTCGGTGGATGGGATGGTATTAAAATTTAAGGTCAAATTGGAAAGAATACCTGTTGAATTATAACAACGTTGGCATAGCACGTCACCACTTCCCGTGGTTAATAAATTTCCAAGAATACGTGCATCGCCGTTGACATTGAGAGTATAATCGGTTTCGATCGAAGTGGGGTTTTGTAAGGATGTACCGATTTCAACGGTGTTCGGTAGGTAGGTATTGATATTATCAACGCGATAGCCATTCACACTGATCTCGGGTACAAACAATTCATTACTACCTCCTGTATTCGCGTTGGCTTGTTGAACGATAAAGAGAAATACATAAAAATTGCCTTGGGGAGCATCAATCGTGGTTGTCGTCGTTCCAAAAATATTGGTGTTTTCACATAAACGTATCCAGTTCAACCCGCCGTCTTTCGAACCCACCATACTCATCACACGAGGGTAATAGGTCGGCATTGGTGATGGAAACGATATGGTAAATCCAGTAGGAGTAATATAGAAGGGTAGTGTAATTCGGACATAATCTCCAAAGATCGTAGACTTATTCTGTGTATAAACAGAGGCAGATCCCGTATAATTGGGGTTGTAATTAAAGGAGGTTCTCCACGCGGTTGAGGTCGATAAATTGAAAGCCTGCCAAGCTATATTATTATTTACGGATGCAGACGACACATAGCCAGAGGTGGAATTCCCCGTCATGGCGATGAGAGGATACGAAGAACTCGACACCGTGATTCCTACTTGATTGCTATTGGACAACGTCGCACTGTTCTTAGAATCTTTGCGAATGGGGAATGTATTGCTCGTTGTCATCGTCGCTTGGCTATCCGAACCGACATACAGAGAACGAGTCAGCGTTGCAACATTCGAGAATGTTTTTTGACCCGTGAGTGTTTGTGTCGTGGATATATCCACGTAATTGTCAAGAGAGGGAGGAGCACCTGTGGCACCCGTCGCACCTTGTGGTCCTTGTGGACCCGTCGCACCCGTTGCACCTGTTGCACCTGTTCGACCCGTTGCACCTGTGGAGCCAGTGGAGCCAGTCGCACCTGTCGCACCTGTTCGACCCGTTGCACCTGTGGAGCCAGTGGAGCCAGTCGCACCTGTCGCACCCGTCGCACCTTGTGGACCCGTCGCACCTTGTGGACCCGTCGCACCTTGGGGTGTCTCATCGCTCTCCGTTGGAAAATCAATAAAATTGAAAATGGTTAATTCATCGTCTGGTCGTGGGTAGACACTCATTTTTATTATTGAGTCAATAATAAAAATGACACATCGTCGTAAGAAATCCGCTATCATAAACCCCGTTGATGACCCGATGAACATGGTCAATTGGTACCAGAAAATACCGTCTTCGTTAAAAACCAAGTATCATAATCCCTTTTATCAAATCAATCATCCGTTCGATATCCCCGCACGCATTCTTATTGTAGGAAATAGTGGTAGCGGAAAATCGACACTGGTTTTGGAAATTTTAAGACGAATGGCGGACACGTTTGGACATATCCATCTAATATGTATGAATAAAGAAGAACCGTTATATCGGTATTTATCCAGCAAACTAAAACCCGAAGAACTGACGATCTATGAAGGAATTGAGAACATACCTGTCTTGGACGATTTGGATAAAGACCTTCAACACTGCGTCATCTTTGATGATTTGGTTCTTGAAAAAAAACAAGACAAGATTGAAGAGTATTTTATTCGTAGCCGAAAAATCGCCAAAGGAGTGACATGCATTTATTTAACACAGACGTATTTCGGCGTGCCAAAAGTGATTCGTCTAAATTCCAACTATATTATTTGCAAAAAATTAAGTAGCACACGCGATCTGAAAATGATGATGAAGGATTTTAGTTTAGGACTGGAATCTCAGGAACTCATTGATATTTATAAATACTGTACCAGCAATCCTCAGGACTTTTTGTTGGTGGATATTCAAACAACCCCAAATGAACGATTCAAAAAAAATTTTTTTGACGTTCTTTCTATCCAGAATGAATCTTCTTCGTAAAATGTTGTTTTTTTATCTTGCGAATGGATAAAAATGAGTGCTACCTATACCGTAGGAGTGTTTCGAAAACCAGGCGATGAACGCAACAAAGAAGAACAATACAAGGATTTTCTTCGACTCCAAGCCAAGATTACGGCACAAGAGGAACAAGCGAACAAACAGTATCTTTTAAACCAGTCTCTGGATATTCAACCGCTTCCTCAGAAACAACTGACGTTCCAAGAAAAACAACAAAATATTGTCTTGCAACGCCAGAACGCAATGAAGAATTTAAAAGACATTATGGATGTGGAAGAAGCCAACAGAGCGTTATCGGAGATGAATGATTCGACCGTTCTGTTTTTTAACAACAATTTCGAGGATATCAAGAAACAATTGAAAGGACGGGTTGTCGGTCATTTATTTTTGAGACAATTTCTTCAAGATTATTTATTACGATTTGGATTGACCAACGAAACAGGAATCGCCATGGAACAAGTCGGTACGGAACGTATTCTGGCGAATATACAGGACATGTTAGCCAAAGCCTTTCGTCAAGCGGGTATTGCAGGAATTGAAGACGATGGAGACGACGGGGATGATTTCCAAACCTTGCAACGCAATTTATTACAACGCCTCGCTTCGTTTGACCGCAAACAATTAGCTGAATACCAAGCTCTGTTAGAGCGTATGATCCGCTCCGCAACGACGATTCAACGAATTCAAAGAGGACGAGTTGGACGTCGTCGTGCTTTAACTCGTGCACAAGAAATATTTAGAGAACAGCATGAACGAGCCATACAAGAAATAATGCAAGAATTAGAAGCCCAAAGACTTGCCAATGAACAATTAGGTATGACCGAAGAAGATATTGATGCTACTGTTAGAAGAGTTCGTGAAAATGCTTTAAGACAAGCTTTTGAAGGTCCTGATAGAAGAATGGCAAGAAATGTTTTAGAAAGATTACGAGAAAATGTAGAAGAAGAAGGAGGAGGACAACAAGGGTTAGATTTTCGAAGAGCTTTTGATCTCGCGGATGAAGTCCAATCTCAACAGAGCAGTATAATTCCCACTCAATACTCGGTGGAAGCACAACAACAATTAGTGAGGGATTTTGAGGCGGTCATTCAAGATCCGACAACTACCGATAGAGATATAAACCGTTATGTAAACCGAGTTATTTTACCTCGATTGGGAGAGATTGAAGAATCTGGATATCCAGTCGATCAAGGGTTTCAAAATCTTGTGACTTTGATCAATCAAGCTGGTAATGCATCGAACTTACGATCCATCCTGACACAACAACCGTCTCCTCCTCCTGTTTCTTCGCCTCCACGTAGATTGACGCCAGGACAACGATTCATGATGTCTTCCTCTCAAATTCGTGCTATGGAAGGAGAACAACCGTCTGTTTCTTCGCCTGCACGTAGCACAACCTCTCAAACACCTGTTCTACAAATGTCCGAACCCGATCGAAACCAACGAGCCATACAAAGAGGTTTAGCGGAACGATATAATCAAGCGGGAAGTAGAGAATCTCAATCAGATGCATTTGAGGCGATTCTTACGTATCGCTATGATAATCCAGGTATGTTATTGATTCCCGAGTTAGCACAAATTATAAATATTGCTCAGCAAGATATACCACCGACACCAAGTGTCCCGCCAGGTACTCCTTCTCAGATCTCATCGGCTGTCCAAGGAGAACAGCTTTCTCGTGATCTACAAGCATCCATTGCAAATATACAACAACAACAACAAGCAGGTCTTGCCCCCTCAGAGGTAGGGAGTCAGCCCGAACGAACACCTCCCCCAAAAGATGTATTGACCGAACGACAAGACGCATTAGTACGTCAGTTAAGCGATGCTAATCTAAACCGAGCTCCTGAACGTGATATCGAAGCGTTGGAAGAACAAATTGCTAATTTATACACGGATTTGGTCAATCGTAATCCATCCGCTTTAACCATGTCGTTTCTTGTACGAGGGCAAGATATTGTGAACAGAGTGGAAGCCAGACGTCGTTTTCCACCTGTGGGTGTTCCTCGCACGGAACAACAATTAGAAGAGAGTATTACTGCTTTACAGCGTCGAATTGGAGAAAGAGAAAGTGCGTTGAAATTAACGGAAGAGCAAGCAAGAACAGAAAGAACACAACGAGTTAAAAAAGGGTTAGAGGATGAAGTTCGAAAAACAAGTGATGAAATTCGAAAATTACGGGGTGATTTGCGACGTGAAGAAGAAGAATTAAATAGACGTTTTCCAAAAAAAGGTGGCGGTATGAAAGGTTTTGGATATTCCAAGGTCTCTCGAATCACACCGTATAACAAATACAACCGCATTCTCCGTCACGGGAAAGGATTAGTGGTCGACGACGACGATCATCGCTACCGCATGTTTGGTCGTTATTTGATTCACGTTCCTTCGTTATATAACGGTTATCTCAATATCAAACATTCCTATTCATTGGCGAATCATAAAGACATCCCTCGTGTCCGTATTTCTCGTTCGACCGTTGATTTCTTGGAAGATATGATGGAACACCAGACCTTTGATAAGAAGGATTTTTCTCGACTGCCGAAAAAAGACCAAGAAATTCTATTGAATGCTTTTCATCGGTCGAATCTGGCGTCCAAATTTGGCATTCGTGTTCGAATCATGTCCCCTGAACATGACGGTTATCATGCGGACGAAGACGAAGAAGAAGACGTCGTGTATTCCAAGAAAGAATCTAAAAAGAAAAATGAGACGACGACGACGGAGCAGGATGATATCAAACGATTCAAACTGGTTCAAGGACAGCTGATTGCTGGGAATAACAACCCCGAAATCATCAAGGAATTGAAAGGTCTGGTCGAGAAATTCATGAAAAACGGTGTGCTTGATCATGGTTCCGGTATGGATTTATTAAAATCGATAGAAGTCGTCGTGGTCTAATCCACCGCATTTTTTCGGAACACGTTTTTTTGCATCTTTTACATGTTTTGTATAGGGGGGTTAAAAATAAAAGATGAATATGATTCAGGTTTTTAGACATGGACTAATTTCTCTACTGACATTGACTAATTTCTCTACTGACATTTTTTACCATCTCGAACTCATTTTCTGCACGTTTTACATGTTTTGTATGGTAGGGGGGGGTCCATTCATAAAAAAAATCGATTTTGTGTTTTTTATTTTTAGATCACATTTTTCTACCTAAGAGTGACCCCCCCTCCCCGTGCAAAAGATGCAAAACATGCAAAAAACGTGTTTCGAGACGTGTGTAAAAAAAAATAGTCGTTATCAATAAAAAAGAATGCCGATCCCAGTACAGCTTCAATCTTGGATGGACCATGTCAAAAAAGTCAAATCAGAGCATCCGAACATGAAATATAAAGACGTTCTGATGTTAGCCAAAAAATCCTACAAGAAATAAAATGTCTCCTGAATCGATGATTGTCAAAAACGCCATAAAACACGGGTATGATCCAGACACCATTTTTTATTCCACTCGAAAAGATAAGAAATACATGATACGACATCCTGTTTATGATACAATGGTTCATTTTGGACAAAAAGGAATGGAGGACTACACGGTCCATCGTAATGAGATAAGACGTCTAAATTATCTTCGTAGAAGCGACTCGATTCAAGGTAATTGGAGGTTGGATGATTATAGTCCTAATAATCTCGCTCGACGTTTGTTATGGAATGCTACCGATTAAAAAAAATCCGAGTAAAAAAGAAAATTATGACAACGACGACGACGACGGATTATATGACCGATTGGGCCACTCGATGTCTTGCATGTGTCAATCAGTATCGTATTGACCATGATAAGAAGCCATTAGAACTTTCCAAGAAACTGACAATCGAGGCTCTCATTCATAGTCAAAATCAAGCTTCTATTCATCAGATGTTTCATTCATGTAAAGCAACACAACTTCAATGTTGTGCAATGGGGTATAAAAACTTTATTGAAAAACCAGACAAACTGATTCAGAGGTGGTATGATCATATTCCACATCGTCGAATTTTGTTAGATACAAAAATTCAATATGTTGGCTTCAACTTTTGTTTGGAAGATACCATACCGTCCAAAGCTTATTTTTTTACCGCCAATTTTGAATAACAACGACATCGATCCTATAAATACTATGTTTTTTCTAACAAAGAGAAGAAGAAAATCTTTTCTAAAAAAATTTTAAAAGATTTCAAAAAAAAATGTTAAAAAAAAGTCTCCACTCTTTTTTAGAAAAAACATAGTATTCAAAGGATTGTTTTGTTTGAAATACGTTTAAACAAAACAACAATTAACAAAAAAACATATGAACGAGATCAGTGAAGAACAACGACAACACATGAGACACGCACGCACCATCAGTGAAAAATATTATCAACGTCTGTATTATCACTACATAAAAAAACGTATTCAATATTATTGTCAATTATGTGATGTGACGGTATATGACAACACAAATCATGCTCGAACAAAAAAACATCAACGATATTTAGGTTCGCCGACGTATGACGAGACGCTCAAAAAAGAACCCTTTTTGATATCCTTTCGGTAAAAACGATTGTAATGTTTTGATTTCGGTAGCCTGGTCGATACCAAACCGTTTCACATGTTTCATATAGTCATAATAAGAAATCGGTACCGACAGCGAGGCGACATAGGTATTCCAGGTCAAATCTTTCATTTTTTTTGGTTGACACGGCTCTTTTCTTTAAAAAGAAAACGTCACATTGCGTCGTTTTGGTACACTCGAATTCAGTTTCAGGTTCTTTAATTTTTCACCGATGGCTTCCAACTCTTTCTTCTTTTCTGGTTGGCTCAGAAGGCCGTCTCCAAAGTGTACGCCTTGATTATCGTTTGCTCCCAGTCCAGGGGAAAGAAGAAGCGGTACGTATCCGTTTCCCATCGGCACAATATTTCTAAAATAGGTAGTCGTCGCATGACGACCCCCTTCGGTTCGACGAGGATAATAGATTCTCATTATTTATTTGACACAAATAAAAAAAATAAACTGTTCATATTAATAAAAAATATATGAGAACTCTCATCTTATCAGGCAAAAACGTCGTTTCCAACGGCTATAATGATACTTACAAATTTGATTTTCCAAGCGGGGCTGTAACGTTCAAAAACGACCAATTAGCACTTACTTCCATCAGTATGTATTATTCATGGGAAAACATTTCGTCTTCGACCACAGGTGGGGGGTATAATAATAATGCGTTCAGCTATGTGTGGCTCGGAACCACAGTCAATATTACCATTCCCGATGGAAACTATACGATTTCTCAGTTAAATGCCTACCTGCAATCTCAAATGATTTCGAATACTCATTATTTGATTGATAGCGACGGCAACTACGTCTATTATCTTGAAATGGTCTCCAATTCGACATACTACGCCGTGCAGTTGAATGCTTACGCGATCCCAACGTCCGCACAAGCCTCCACTTTGTCGTACACGCAACCAGCGGGAGCCTCATGGTCGTTCCCTGCGACGGCGGAAACCCCTCAATTCGTTATTTCTTCTACCAATAATTTCAAAACCATTCTCGGCTTTTCAGCGGGAACCTATCCGTCGGTAACCCAATCGACCAATTATTCGATTGTGTCTAACAATGGCGTCCCACAGGTAAGTCCAGTCGCATCCTTAGTTGTGCAATGCAATTTGTTACAGAACACGTATTCCATCCCATCGTCCTTATTATATTCGTTTTCACCCAACGTCGACTATGGCGAGCAGATTCTTATCAATGTTCCTGAGATGGCGTTTGTGGATATCTCGAACGGAAGCTACAACTCTCTGATCATTCAGTTCAGCGACCAAAATTTGAACCGAGTCGCCATCCAAGACACCAACCTCGTCATCCTTTTAACCATCAAAAATAAAAACGAATATACCGAGAAAATCCTATCTTAAAAAATAAATGAGCCTTCTGGGGTTAGATATCACATTGTTTAGTTTCTTTACGATCGGTATTGCATACTTGGTCAAATACATTGTTTGGAAACACTGGGTAGAGCGAACGTCCAAAGAAGAAGACGAAGAGTCGTTGTCGTCGTCGTCGTCGTCGTCGTCGTCATGTTCGGACGACACCTAACGTCTCGTCTTTCACACAACGAGGCGTTTTCTTACGAGGTTTCACGCCTTTCCCAGACACAGGAGCAACACTGGTCTCTTCCTCACAGCAGACGACGGACGATTGTTCATTGATGGATTTTCGACTATTGGTATGTAACACAGGAGGTTGATGGATCACAAACGTTGGATTCAATTCAAATGAACCCCCCATCGATTGATTGAGTTTTGCCGTCTTCCAATCTAACGAAACTTGTTTTAAGTAATCTTTATAAGACATATCCGCTGGACGTTTTTTCATCGCTTCTTTACGATAGTCATTCCATGTTTGTTTGGAGGTCATTGTGATTATTTTTTTTTAAAAGAAAAAAAAAATAAAAAAAATGCATCCTATAATAAAAAAAAATGGCTGATTCTCTGATCTTCACCGAGTCAACATCTTCCCAAGTTGAATCGTCTCCTTTTGTTTCCAAACAGGTTGTGTATGTGACGGATACCAACAATTCCGTGTACACGGGGGGACAACTCCAATTCGACACTTCCTCGTTTAGTAACTGCGGGAAATATTGCGATTATAACAATGCTTTTTTTGAAATACCATTAATTATTCAGCAAACGTGGGGAGCTGGATCCACCAATCTTAATAAGAACGCGGTGTGTCCGTTCGATGTTGGGTTTAAAGCTGGTTTTCACAATATCTTTCATAGCATACAAGTCGAATACAATAACGTCTCTGTGTGTCAATTAGTTCCCTATCACAACATGTATGTCAGCTGGAAATGTTTGACATCGTGGAGTGAAGAAGACGTCAAAAAGTGGGGTGCTTTAACTGGTTTCATTCCTGACTCATCTACCAGTCATGGTTATTACTTTGAAAATGGTGGTGGCATTCCCGCAGGAAAAGGCTCTTTTAATAATGTAAACATTGGCGGGAATAGCACGACAACCTTAGGAAACAATGATGTTTCAAATAGACAAGGAGGAGTTGAATTTTTTAATAAAGGGTTTCTGAAAAGACAAATAGAGACTACTGCGTTTGCACCAGTAGATGACACGGTAACGTGTGGGGGGAATAAAAGTGATCTATATCCTGCGGATGTAACTCCTACTGGCCAATCGACATCTTTTCGACAATTAGGTCGAAACTATTATTATAGAGGAGCTGATGATTCAGACAGTAAATATTGGTTCGTCATTGCGACTATACGTCTAAAAGATATGCACGACTTTTTCGACAAGTTTCCTCTCTCGAAAGGAAGTTATTTCCGTTTTTTAATCAATTTAAATATGGCAAGCCATACTATCCTTTATACGGCTGGTGCGGCTAACGACACTATGGCAAGAATAGAATGTTCTGCTACCACTGTAACGAATGGAACAACCCCTTTAATGGTGGCTGGAATGACAACCACTCCTTTATGTACCGAGAGAGCCAACTCGTTTGTTGCTGGTGGAACGGCTGAAGTTGTATACACTATTTCGATTGCTAAGTCAACGGACGGTCTCCAATCCCATCCCGCCTTCACTCAATGTAGATTATATGTTCCCATCTATCAATTTAACCCAATTTTCGAAGAACAATATATTTCACTGAACAGTGCGAAAACGATTCGATACAAGGATATTTACCAATACACGGTTTCGACATCTGGTTCTTCGAGTGGCGTGAACGTACAGGTGCTGTTATCCAATGGTATCCCGAATTTGAAAGGCATGTGGATCCTACCTATGTACGCTTCGACGGCGAATCCTGTCAATTTGAACAACACTGTTTTCCTTCCCGCTCATCAAAGTCCATTTGCATCTGAGCCATCAACTTGTTCGCCAGGTATTTATTTGGGCGACCTGAACATTCAACTGGCGGGTATCAACGTGTTCACTCAAAATCATCTGTATCTCTGGGAGAATTTCAAAGAAGAATTACAGTCTGTCAATGCTATTAACGGAGGTCTTACTGATGGTATGTCAAGCGGTCTAATCTCTTACAATGACTATGTCAACAACTACGGAGCGGTCTATATCAATCTTGCCCGTCGTATGCCTTCTGAGGATCCGGTGTCCAAATCAGTCCAACTTTCTTGCAAAGTATATACTCCTGAGAATAAAGCCGTCGATTTATTCTGCTTCCTCGAGATGGAAAAAAGCATAACAATATCAGTTTTGACCGGACAAAAATTAGCATAAAGTGAATACTGAAAAAGTGAAGATAATATTTTTTATAAAAAATTGATGTTTAAAATTTAAAATTTTGAAAAATTTTAAAATAACTAACTATGAATAATAAATACGAAGATGGTAAAATTTATAAGATAATATGTAATACTACTAACAAAATATATATTGGATCTACGACTGAATCTTTATATAGAAGATTAAAAAGACATGAATATTATTATAAAAATTATGTAAACAATACAAAATTTAAATATAAGTGTCATATATCATCTCGTGAAATTATTCAAAATAATAATTATAAAATAGAGTTGATAGAAGATTATCCTTGTTTTAACAAACAAGAATTATTATATAGAGAAAGATATTGGATAGAAAAAATAGAATGTATTAATATATTAGTTCCCATTGTATCTGTAGAAGAACGAAAGCTAACAAAAAAAGAATATGCTGAAAAAAACAAAGAATATTTTAAAGAAAAACAAAAACAATGGTTTAAGAGAAATTATGAAATAGGATTTTATCTTGCATTAAATAGATTATTTGAAACAGAAGAAGACAAATCAATTAAAAATAATCGTAAGAAAGAATTTAACAAACAATATGGAGAAGAGTATAGAAAGATAGAAAAGAATAAAAATAGACAAAAAGAATTATTCAGAAATCATTATGAAAAGAATAGAGATGTTTATTTAGAACGTTCTAAGGAATATAGAGAAAAAATTAAAAATGATCCTATACTCTTAGAAAAACAAAGAGAATATAAAAGAAAGTGGTATATAAAAAAGAAGTCACTCGCCTAAACCTTTCACCAAATAACGAGTTGGAATGCATCTTTTTTTTTATTTTTTTTTCTATGACTAAAAATAAAAAACAAGGATGAAACAATACGAGTCCGTGTCCATGACGATTCCTACCAACCAACTTCGTTCTCTATCCAAAGGGAAGATGGTGATTTTTAAACCCGAACATCACGGCGGTGAAATGTCTCTTCATCTGGGTGCGATGAAATACAAGAAGCTGATGAAAGCCAAGAGTAAAAACAAAGGGGTGAAATTAGCACTCGATCCCAAAGAAATCGAATACAATACTGGAAAAGGTCTCTTTTCCACGCTTAGAAAAATCGCCAAGACTCAAATCGTGAAAGATATCATTGCTCATCCTACCACGAAAAAATACGCCAAGAAAGCCATGGATAAATTGGAACCTATCGTCGAAAAAGGTATAGAGAAGGTGCTTGAAAAACCGTTGGGGAAAAAGACGGCGTCCAAAGTCGCTAAAATCGTTACCACCAAATCACGTGCTCTCGCTACCAAGAAAGCCTCTGAGTTTGTTCCTCCTATGGAAGAACCAGCCCCGTCTGACGATATCGCCGAAGGTGGAAAGATCGACCTCAAAAAGATCGCAAAGACCATCTCAAAAGGATACAAAAAATATGTCAAACCAGTCGCCTCTCCTTTGATTCGAAAAGGGCTGGAAAAGGGTGTACAAGCAGGTGCAAAAGCTCTGTCCGCCTTTGTTCCCGAAGCTTCTCCACTGATTCAATACACGGCGGACAAATATGGAGACAAAGGCGTTGATTTTATCATGTCGAAGACGGGTCTTGGTATGTTGAAACCTGGCGATGACAGCTCCACTTTTTTATCGAATCGTCATCCCGCCATGAAACCTGGGTTGCCGATGCCCGACCACTCACTGCCTCGTTTTACGAGAAAAGATACCTATGGAGGAAGTTTCCTACCCTCTGGATTTCACTACGGAGGTAGTTTTATGATGGCGGGAGAAAGACGGTATCGAAGCGGTGGTGCCACAGGATTTCCTCTGGACCCTCTATTGCCTCAGAGAGACTTCTCCATGATGTATTAATAATCTACCTTACTATAAAAATGAGCTTATCGAATATACAATTAGAAGAGATGTGCCGAGAACATTCCATTCCTCTGATTGGCGTGTTCATGAAAGATGAATTACCAAAGTATCGACAGGAAGGTGCCTATATTATTAATTTAGAAGATTCAATGGATTCCAATGGAAATGATAACAGTGGGACACATTGGACGGGGCTATGGATCAAAAAGAGGAAAGCTGTTTATTTTGACCCGTTTGGTTTTATTTATCCTCTGGAAGTCCGAGAGCTATGTAAAGATATTCTTCCTATTTTGTATTCCACGAAGGAAATACAGAATATCACATCGACAATTTGCGGATACTATGTTTTTTACTTTTTGTTTTACATGAACCGACATGTTCATAAACCCGTCAAACAGGTATTCTCTAATTTTTTAACAGAATTCATGGATAACCCCCGAGAAAACAAAGCCATTTTGGTAAAAAAAATACGTCCTTTATGAGGAAACATCCAAAACACGTGCTACGAAATTTTCGATTTCATCGACGGAATCATCTTGAAAGTCCATTAAATCAAAATACGCAAGGTCGTCTTGGATTTGTTCAAAATGCTGTCTGAAATCATCAGGATGATGATGATGAATTCCGAGTTCAATCATGGAAACACACAGATTGTATAACAATTCCGTGTCTTGTAAAAAGTCGTCTGTCATTTTTTTTTTTATTTCATCACACGAAAAAATTTTTGAAAAACATTGCACTCAAAATTAACCATCGTTGTCTTTAAATGCATTTTTCATTTCGAAATTACAGAAAACCGTTGATGAAAATTGCAAAAACCAACATTTCCGTTAAAATAAATTCCAGTATCACAATAAATAATAAAAAATTTTTTATTATGGAGAACGGTTCTCGTTATTCTATGAACTATAATTATTGTTTTTGTAATTTTTACGGTTGGTTTATCGCAATGTTGGTTAATTTCGCGTACCATGTCTTTCCACACGTCGTAGAAGCCGTTTCCAAAAAATTACAAAAACGAAAATTTTATTTTTTGTAAATAAAAAAAAATATGAACGACCAACTGCATGACGTCATCTCCAAAAATCGTCCCTCTTTATCCAAAAATTCCATCAAGACCTATATTTCGATTTTATCGAATCTTTGGAAAAAATTAAACGCGGATAAAGACCCCAATTCTTTTGATATTGATTTTTTTACCAAGGAACAAGATCTCATTTTAAAACATTTACACGATAACAAACCCGCTCGACGTAAAACTATTTTAGCATCGTTATTAGCCGTCTGCACGGACGAATCGTGTCAAGAGAAATACCGCACACAGATGTTATCGGACGTTGGAAGCTATAATCACGAACAACAAAAACAAGAAAAAACAGAAACACAATCGAAGAACTGGATTACCATGGACGATATTCATAAAAAATACAAAGAAATCTCGGATGATGCATCCTCTCTTTTGAACAAGAAGGAATTAACCAACAATCAGTATCATCGGATCGTTGATTTAATCATTATGGCGTGTTTAGCAGGTATCTATATACCTCCTCGCCGTCTTTTAGATTTTTGTCATTTCAAAATACGAGACATCGAACCCGAAAACGATAATTTTTTAAGAGGACGAAAGATGATTTTTAATACCTACAAAACCGCCAAGACGTATGGTAGCCAAGAAGTCAGTATCCCTCCTAAACTGTTTTCTTTATTATCGAGATGGATAAAGATTAACCCTACCGACCATCTTATTTTTGATACGAATATGAAACCGTTTGTTCCGTCCCGATTGACCAGACGTCTAAATACCATTTTCGGAAAGAATATCTCGGTGAATATCCTACGACATGTCTATATTTCCGAGTATTTAAAGGATACGCCTCTCTTGGACGAATTGAATCAAAAAGCCGAAGAGCTTGGACACTCGGTCGACCAGATGATGCTGTATCGGAAGAAATAATGTTATTGAGTAAGAACAAGCGTCTTCGCCTTTCCATTACCGCCCAGCTTTATACATACTCGCTTCCAATTACGATCATGATTTCGACCAATTTTTTTGATATGACATACATAATGCGCTATCTCATGCGGAATGGTATTTTTTAATATACTCTCAAATCGTTCTCGTATATATTTCATATTGTAGGTGATCATCTTTGTATTATGGGAATAAAACGCCATAGTGCGTGAATTTCTGTCCATAAATGTATGTTTGATGTCGGGTAGTTCACCATAAAGATTACGGGCGATGTTTAATACATATGTTTGACGGTCGATCAATAAATCGTTTTTTGTTTTTTCATAAACAATGATAGGTGGTGGTGCTGGTGCTGGTGCTGGTGTTGATGTTGGTGTTGATGTTGATGTTGGTGCTGTCACATTCAAATAAGACCTAATTATCTCGTCTGCAAGAGGTTGTTCCGACGACTCGTAGACACGTTGTTGTTCTTTTGTCATCTTTTTCCACAATTGACCACAGAGAATCAGACGATTTGTTTTTATCTGCGAGAACGTTTCGTGTCTGGTCAGATACGAGATATGAACTTTGCAGAATTTTTGAAATTTGTTTTGTTTTATCATAACAGGCGTGGTAGGCGTGATAGGCGTGATAGGCGTGATAGGCGTGGTAGGCGTGGTAGGCGTGATAGGCGTGATAGGCGTGATAGGCGTGGTAGGCGTGGTAGGCGTGATAGGCGTGATAGGCGTGATAGGCGTGATAGGCGTATTTTGATTTTTTGGAAGGACGACAAAGGTATTCGTTTCCTCGTTCATGACAAGGTCATGAAGAATTGACGAGTAATGAGAGCCTCTCTCATTTAGAACCATGAGACCGATATTTTTGAAATATTGGTCTTGTTCTTCTGCTATCGAAGATACCATAGCAGGTAGATTGTTCTCACGAATGAAGGTATTAATACCATTCATAAGTTCGTTCAGAGTCATCATCTTTCTTTTGTGGTAGCCTACGGAACAAGCATAGATAGCAAAAGAAGGTTAGTTTTATGCTTTATCGTCGATTTGTCGAAAAATAGAAAACGCTATTGTCTTTTTCTCTATTTCGTAATACACGTTCTTTTGCTCCGCAAAACATGCAGGTCAATCATTTTTTATCTCGTAGCCGTCCTTGACATGTCTCTTTGAACATTTTTTTTATTTTCATTTAAAATTTAGAAAATGTCATATATAAAATATATAAATGGATTGGACAGATCCTGAACAAAAAAGAATATATTATAGAAACTATGCCCGGAAAAGAAGGGGGGGTTTGAAAAAACATCCTTATCTATTAGACGATGGTTCTCGCTACCTTAGTACCGTCGAGTCTTCTGAGAACAGCTCTCCTATCTATTGTGCTCCTTGTGATAAACCGTTTTCCTCTAAAAAATACGAGAAACATGTTCTCACGAAGTCCCATCTGTTTAATGTGTTTCTGTCTAAAAATAAACCATTGATCGTAGATGATATTCAATAATTTTCTTCCTTTTTTTACTTTGGGGTTTTTCATTTTGTCAAAAAATAGAAAACGCTTTTGTCCTTTTCTATTTTTGTAAAATAGGCAAGTCAAATATTTTTGTTCTCGTCGTGCGACTGCTTTTCCGCCAAGTAGCAGTGAAGCACGCTTTTTTCATGTCTCCATAAATTACCTTCGTAGATCATGGTATCACAAACATGACACTTTTGTTTTTGTTTTTCAATTTTCGACGGAGGATGTATATCTATATATCGTGTTCCATCATCGAGTAGGTACGCATGTTTCTTCAAACCTCCTCTCCGTTGTCTTTGATAGATTCGACCATATAACCTTTTTAACGATTTCTGTTGATTATCATCCATTTTTTATTTATCTTCTTTTTTTTTAAATTGATATTTTTTATTTTTCAAATTGTCATTTTT